CATTACAATTCGATTTTGAAAAAGAAGTCGGCATGAAACCTTTAGGCGAATGGCAGACTATGACAATCGTCAGTAATATTTACGATAGCCCGGAATTATTGAAAGGGAATAAGCCATGAAAATAAGTTTTGTCTTTTTTCTTGTGAATAAATACAGATTGTATATGTGTGGTAGCCATTCAGATTTGGTTATCTTTGCACACTGAATTTAACTCTGTTTTTATAATCTTATTTTATTTGTAAGGAAATGAATTTATTTTTATTGAACACAACTACTACTGGAGGAAAACTGGAACAGGCATTGGAAAAGTTGGTGGATTTTGGCATGGATGCCGGTAAGGACATATTAATTGCCTTTTTAATCTATGTAATCGGACGTTTCATCATCAAACAGATAAGTGCATTAGTAGCCAAGCTATTCGAAAAACGAAAGATTGAAACCAGTGTACAGACCTTCTTGAAGAGTCTGATAAAGATACTGCTGAACATGATTCTTGCTTTTGCCATAATCGGCAAACTCGGTGTGGAGACCACCAGTTTTGCGGCGTTACTCGCATCTGCCGGTGTAGCTGTGGGTATGGCGCTGTCCGGTAATCTCTCAAATTTTGCCGGTGGACTGATTATACTTGTTTTCAAACCGTTCAAAGTAGGTGACTACATAGACGGTCCGGGAGTAAGTGGTACGATAAAGGAAATACAGATATTTCACACTATACTTTCCACTCTTGACAACCGCATGATTTATGTACCTAATGGAAGTCTCAGTGGTAATGCCGTCACTAATTACAGTAAGCAGGACAAACGTCGTGTTGAATGGGTATTCGGTGTTGAATACGGTGAGGATGTAAAGAGGGTCAGAGCCGTTTTACAGCGCATAATCAATGCAGACAGCCGTATATTGGATACACCGGCTCCCCTTATTGTCTTAGGTTCATTGAGTGCAAGCAGCGTTGATATTACGGTGCGCGTCTGGGTAAAAAGCGCTGACTACTGGAGTGTACTGTATGATATCAATGAAATAGTTTATACTACATTTAATGAAGAAGGAATAGGATTTCCCTTCCCGCAGCTCACTCTACATCACGCAAAAGATTGAGCTTATTATCTATAACAGTTTCCATTTATCAAGAATTTGAAGCTTTATGTTTGCTCTGAAAAGTATGCTATACTGTTCATTAATTCCGAAAAAGAAATCATAAACTCCTTTTGTTTGCTTTTAAACATTATCGGTTGCTAATTTATTGAAGCTTTATATATAGATTTGCAAGTATTTCTTAATTAGGATATGATATAAAAAGATTATTTTAACTGTTTCAGCTTTTATAGCTGTTAGTGGTGTTTATGACAAAAAAGCGGTAGAAGGTTTTGACAAGAATAACAACCTAATATTTTTTTAATTTGTAATTATGATGAAAAAAAGTTTCTTGACTGTTCTATTTGCGCTGTTCTGCACGATGGGATTTGCGCAATTGTCTTTCAATGTAAAGGCCGGTCTTAATCTCAGCAGTTACATCGGTGAAAACTCTGACCATTCCAAATTTAAACCAGGAGCACGCATTGGAGTGGGAATGGAATACCAATTCAGCGGCCTTGTTTCCTTACAGCCCTCGCTATTCTTCTCACAGAAAGGTGCGAAATATTCAAGTGGATATAGCGGTAGCGTCGTAGATGCGGATGCAGATGTGAAGATCAACCAGCTTTATTTGGAATTGCCCATCAATGTACAATTCCGTTTCAATATTGCAGACAATACTAACCTGGTCATTGCGACAGGGCCGTATCTTGCCTGTGGGGTAGGTGGTAAAGCCAAGTTCGATGGCAAGGCATCTGTTGGAGGTATCAATATCAATGGAGATGAGAAAGTCGATACATTCAGTGATGACGGCTTGAATTACAATAGGTTCGATGCCGGTTGGAACATCGGTCTTGGGGTAGAGTTTGGCCGAATTCTTGTGGGGGTTGACACACAGCTTGGCTTCTGCAAGATTATGGATGGGGATGCTCCGCACAATGCGAATATCGGTATTACTCTGGGGTATAAATTTTAAATAGTTCCCTTACGATCCCTTGATTGAGTATATTTTTATTAATAGTTTAACTTTTTTATTGTAGACAATCTATAAATTATTTTATCTGTTTTAAAATAAAACGGTGTAGTATGAAAAAATTATTCATTTTATTAGGAACTCTTTTTTTGTTGTCAGTAGGTGCTTATGCGCAGAAAGGGAAACAAGCCATAGGTTTCGGTCTTGGTTATGGTACAGAAATTGAAAGTATCGGATTGGGAATCAAGTATCAGTATAATATAACCAATCCTATACGTATCGAGCCCTCTCTTAATTATTTTTTTGAAAATGACAATGTAAGCATGCTGGATGTGAACGTGAATTTTCATTATCTGTGTCCGGTAGCTAGCAATGTCAAGCTTTATCCACTGTTTGGGTTGACTTTGTCCAACTGGATGTTTGATATGTATGATGTTGACTGGGATGGGGATCATGTTCATGTGGATGGCGATGGGAATCATAATGAATGTCGTTTCGGTGTAAACTTGGGAGTTGGAGCCGAATTTGCATTGAGCCGTAATTGGGCCATGAATCTTGAATTTAAGTACCAGTTGGTCAGTGATTTTGATCAGGGTGTCATCAACATCGGGGCTGCGTACAGATTTTGAAGAAAATATCGGAACAGAAATCTCATTGATATAAAAGAGGGGATAGGCATAGTTTAATGCTTATCCCCTCTTTTTTAGTGTTTCAATGCTTGGATTTCAAAGCCAAATCAATCGTCATCATCATCATCATCGTCATCATCATCGTAATATCGATAGTGCTTCTTGTGGTGTCTCTTCGGTTTTTTATATTTGTGTTTCTTATGGTGAAATTTATCATGGCGCTCACAGTATGAATTATAGTATTCATGCCAGCAGTCACTATGGTGATGGACTCTGTCATAGAAAGGGGTATAATATACACTTCCCGGATTTATGCCAATCTCCACAAGAATACGGTTCCATCCGTAACGTTGATACCGGTTGTAATAATCGCATACATCATGCATCTTTTTTCCGGAAGTTCTGGCTACCTCAAGTGCAATCCCCACATTTCCCCAGTCTTTTCCACAGCGTCTGTAGTAATCGTCCAAGGAACGGTTTGAAATATTGTATTCCAGACATAGGCGCTTTCTGTAATCAGAAAGTTCCACGGCTGCGTAGCGGTTGGCTCTGCCAATAAAGATGGAAATGCCATCCTGGGCAGGCAAGGTGCAGGCCAATAGGAGAAAAAGCAGTAGTAAATTAATCTTTTTCATAATGTTTTTAAATTAGGTGGATCTTTACTGTATAAAATTAGGACGGCCTTTTTTACAACTCTTATTCCAGTTTTTCTTTTGCTTTTTCAATTTCATCCCCGGCTTCATCCAGGGCTTTCCTCACATCATCTGCTCCCTCCTCAATCTGTTCTTGTGCTTCTTCAAGTGCGTCTTCAACAGATTCCTTTACATTTTCTACACGATCCTTAACCTTGTCTTTTGCTTTTTTCTCTCTGCATGATGTAAAGCCAAGTGCAATTGTGCATGCCAATATGGCAAATAAAAACTTTTTCATATTCTTACATTTAGTGATATTGTTTGATTCGTTAAAATTCAAATGTAGAAATAAATATTGTCTTTAGCAAATGGTGGAAACATTTTTAAAGATAATGTAGGAGTAAAATATCTTATTTATTGGTACAATATGTAATGAAAGTCTTCCAAATAATCGGATAAATTGGAGACAACTTGCTTTTGAGATGTAGCCTGTAATATGTACAAAAAAGGCTATCCTCCCGGACAGCCAATCTTTTTGTTAACCTTAATCTAATACTATGAAAAACACATTGCAAAGGTAAGGTTTTGTGGAAGTTATGCAAATTATGAGCCTTTGTTCAGCCATCTTATAACATGGTTTAGCTGGTAAATGTACTTGTTAACCATTAACGGTGTAATTGTTAAATTGAAGGTTGGGATTTATTTAAGGTATTGCTGGCTAAAGCAAAATCTTCTGCCAAATCGTGTCAGTAACTTCTTTGATGCCGAATAGTCCGTTCGTGGATTATTCGGTATCTTTATTTTCGTAACGTAAAATAGTGTGCCAATGGAGATAATTTATAGAAAAATAGAAGACCTTAAAAAACTGGGTAACAATCCCAGAACCATATCAGAGGAGCAGATGCGGATACTCAAAGAGTCTATTCATAGTAATCCGGACTACTTCGAGGCACGTCCCATCATACTCTCTGACCGGACTGGGGAACTGGTGATTATAGCCGGAAACCAACGGTATGATGCCAGTGTGGAACTAGGACTTTCTGACGTGCCGACGGTTCTGCTTCATGGGTTGACAGAAGAACGAGAACGGGAGATTATTATCCGTGATAACGTGAATAATGGTACATGGGACGAAAAACTATTGAAGGAGTGGAATGCAGAGTCTTTGATGGATTGGGGATTAAACTTTGATTTTGACTATGATAGTCTGGTAGATAGTGAAAGTGATGCCCGGAATAAATACACGAAAAAGATTGAAGCTCCGGTGTATGAGCCTAAAAGCCCTGTATGCCCGGAAATAGATTCTCTCTATGACAAAAGTAAATATGAAGAACTGCTTTCGGCAATAGACGATTCAGATGTCCCGGACTGTGTGAAGGAATTTCTTCGGATAGCAGCATTGAGGCATATAGTATTTGATTACGGACAGATAGCAGAGTTCTATGCTCATCAAGATAAAGAAGTCCAGGAACTGATGGAGGCATCTGCACTGGTAATAATAGATTTTGATAAGGCGATAGAGAACGGTTATTCTCGGTTCAAGGAGGATATTTATGAAATAATGCTGGAGGATACCGAAGATGAGGAGTGATTTTGTAGCGTTCATACTGACGCATGGCCGTGCCGATTCCGTCATCACAGATAAGACTTTGCGGAAGTGTGGCTATACGGGACCAATTGTTTATGTGATAGACAATGAAGATAAGGCGGCCGCAGATTATTACGCGAAATATAAAAACGTTATAATGTTCGATAAACCGAAGATTGCAAAGACTTTTGATGAAGCGGATAATTTTGATGATCGCAGAGCTATTGTTTATGCGCGCAATGCTTGCTTTCAGATAGCAAGGAAACTTGGTTACAAATACTTCATAGAACTGGATGATGATTACGATGTTTTTTCTTTTACTTACGGCAGAGATGGTACAGTCAAACAGAGGGCAATAAAGCAATTGGACGTGGTATTTGAAGCTATGCTACGTTTTTATGAAAGTATTCCGGCTCTCACTTTGGCTATGGCTCAGAGAGGCGATTTTGTAGGAGGAAAGGAGAACGATATTTTGAAAGGCGAGAAGATGAAACGAAAAGCGATGAATTCTTTCATCTGTTCCGTAGATAGACCGTTCCAATTCGTTGGTCGCATTAATGAAGATGTGAACACCTATACCACACTTGGGAGCAGGGGATGTCTGCTTCTGCAGGTTCCACAAGTGGCGCTAAACCAGAAGCAGACACAGAAGAATAAAGGAGGTATGACGGATATATACATGAGTCAAGGGACGTATGTCAAGAGCTTTTATACGGTTATGATGATGCCATCCTCTGTGAAGGTGGGCGTGATGGGCCATAGCGAGGAAACGAAAAGATTGCACCACGTGATTAATTGGAATAACACTGTTCCTAAGATATTGGACGAACGATTCAAGAAAAAATAAGATGGCGGCACCAACTGGAAATAAATTTTGGATGTTAAGAAGTAAGCACGGAAGGGATAAGCTCTTTTCCACGCCAGAACTCTTATGGGAGGCGGCATGTGAGTATTTCCAATGGTGCGATGAAAACCCATGGTTATCTAAAAAGGCCATTCAAAAGACAGTTCCGGTAAGAAGGAAGAAAGGGAAGAAGGTGGAGACAGTCAATGAGCAACAAGTACAACAAGAAGTTTCCCCGACTTCTCGTCCGTATTCCCTAACCGGATTCTGTATTTATGTAGGCGCTTCATCCAAATGGTGGAGCACCTTTCGTACAGAATGTAGAAATAAGAATGATGAAGATTTTTTGGAGGTCATCGCACGCGTGGAGGAAACCATCGAGACGCAGCAGTTTGAAGGAGCGTGCGTTGGAGCTTTCAATGCGAATATCATTGCCCGAAAGTTAGGGCTTGCTGACAAGCAGGAAGTGGACCATACGAATGCAGGAAAAGAGTTCAAAGGATTTAATTTTCTACCATATACAGAAGATGCGGAGAAAGTCAAGTAATGGGATATAAGGTCAATATAAAGCAGAGGTTAGCCTATAACTACCTTCGTGACGATGTTACGAAATTTCTGTGTTATGGTGGAGCTGGTGGAGGTGGAAAGTCATGGCTTGGGTGTGAATGGCTTATGCAATGTGCTTACTATCTCCCGGGCACTCGATGGTTCGCTGGCCGAAATAATTTGAAAGATAGCCGTGAGTCTATCTCTGTCACTTTCGACAAGGTGGCAAAGTGGCATCGATTCACTGACTACAAGCAGACCAATGACGGTATACTTTTAGGGAATGGGTCGGAAATCATCTTTCTTGACTTGACATATTATCCCGTCAAAGACCCGATGTATGAGCGATTGGGCTCCAAGGAGTTTACTGGAGGGTGGATTGAAGAAGCCGGGCAGGTTCACTACCTCGCATTTGAGGTTTTGAAGACGCGTATAGGACGGCACTTGAATGATGTGTATGGAATATCCGGGAAGATACTTATCACTTGCAATCCAAAGAAGAACTGGCTTTATCGTGAGTTCTACAAACCGTGGAAAGAAGGCAAGCTGGAAGCCCCATACGCTTTTATTCAAGCATTGGTGCAGGATAATCCCTACGCTACCGAGGACTACATAGATACGCTCCGCAATACCAGGGACAAAGTGACAAAGGAGCGCTTGTACTATGGTAATTGGGAGTATGACAACGACCCGACAGCACTCTGTGATTATGATGCTATTTGTGACCTATTCGCAAATGAGCACGTAAAACCGATAGGATTATCGACGGGAGCAGCTGACCTTGCCATGAAAGGACGCGACCGTTTTGTCGGGGGGCACTGGGTGGGTAATGTGTGTTATATCCGGTTAGACCAGGAATATAGCACGGGTAAATCTATTGAGACGGACCTTAAAAACATGATGATACAGTGGAAGATTCCACGTAGCATGATGATAGTTGATAGTGATGGACTTGGAAGCTACCTTGAAAGTTATTTGAATGGTATCAAAGAATTTCATGGTGGTACCCGACCAATTAATCCAGAGTACGACAACCTGAAATCTGAATGTGCATTTAAGCTTGCAGAGCTAATAAATAATCGGCAGATAAGAATTATATGTACGGAAGCGCAAAGAGAGCGCATAATGGAAGAATTGTCCGTCTTGAAGCAAGACCATATAGATGCCGATACCCGGAAGAAAGGGATAATCAGCAAGGAGAATATGAAAGATATACTCGGGCATTCTCCGGATTACCTCGACATGTTGATAATGGCAATGCTTTTTCGTATAAAACCGATACCTAAAAGACCAAAAGCAAAATTAGGACAGATATGACAGTAAAAGAGTTTTTGATATTGAGTGACGTGGCGAGCAATGCTGCTGAATTGTTGGAGCAGATAGGAAAGTTGCCTAAACCGGACTTTGTCGCAGGTGTCAGAGTTCCGGAGACTCTGAACGACCTCACCATAGGTCAGTTGATGGAACTGCAATCCGTACGCAATGTAATAGACTGTATAATGGTTCCATGTCGTGTTGTCCTCGGTTTGCCTATTGATAAGATAGAGAAGTATGAAGCAGCGGATATTTTGGGATTCTCCACATGGGTAACTAGGGAAGTTGAACGTATTACCAAGTTCTTTGAAACTACAAGCGTGGCACCGACTCCGGAAGAAAGACGTGCCGGAGTGGATAAGCTTTCGTTCGGGTTGTTTGGCTTGGTAGATTACTATGCTACCCGTATGGGGATAACTGACCATGAGCAGGTAGAGAGTGTTCTATGGGTAAGAGTGTACAAGTGTCTTGATATGGACGCGGAGAAAATACGTTATGAACGTCGATTACGAGAAATATATCAGAATAAGCAATGAATATAAGTGTAGAAAGGAAAATCGCTTCTATCGCAGAGAAGCTGGAAGGAGTTACCTATTTATTTGATAACTGGGTGACCGCCAACGTTCGGCTGGATAAGATGCCATTGCCGGCCATTATAAATCTGCTTCCTGCATCTGGGAAGTTCGTCATATCAAGGACTCAGTTAAGAGATTGCCCAAATTGCATGATTGCTTTTGTAGACAAGACGGCGTTTGATTTTGACGGGGTGGAGAATGATGAGGTTATTGAGAGGTGCAAAGGGTATGCAGTTCAATTTATCCGTGAGTTGAATAGGAGCGGGCTGTTTGAGTGGGTAAGCGATGAGGTCCCTTATTCCGTTTTCTATGATAAGCTGGATGTAAATGTTACTGGAATAGTAATAGAATTGAAATTGAAAGAGGTTCAAGGAGCGCCCATGTGCTAGTTATGGAAGATAGGAGGAAAGAGGTAAAGGCGATATTGTGTGAGGAGTTGGATAATCTTCGGCAGCGCATCATAGAAAATCATATACGGGCTGGGCAGCGTGCAAGTGGCAAAACTATCAAGAGCCTGCACGTTGTCGTGGATGATAATCATGGTACTCTTTATGGTCGTCAAGCGTTCGGAGTTCTGGAGGTGGGACGTGCCTCGGGGAAAGTACCGAAAGGATTCTATAAGATTATTCAGCAATGGATGATAGACAAGGGTATCCAAGTGGAGAGACCAAGGTCATTTGCATACCTTGTGGCCCGGAAGATAGCAACAGAGGGCACATCACTTTATCGCTCTGGTACGTACGAGGATATATATACAACGGACGTGGAGCAAACAATACGGGACATTATGGACCGTGTGTTTGATATACTCGTTGATGATGTGACACATATAAATCTACATAGTAATGAGAACTCATAAGATAGGGGAAACAACCATAGAATATCCGGATGAAATATCTTTCTGTTTTAATCCGGTAGTGATAAACATTTACGGGCATGCTTGGGATTACGTGGAGGTGACGGTGACTGATATCGTTTCTGAAATTTCATACAAGGAGAAGAGGGCTCTGTTTAATAATGCATGCTTTTTTGATGTGTCGTTTTACATGCAGTCTACATTTGACACTGTAGAATTTGGGAAAATTGATTATTCACAGACGATTCCGAAAGATAGCGGGGTAGGACGTGTGTTCTCTGTAGATATTGACTTTTATTCGGACAGTTCAATGTCTGAAAGTTTTCAATTCAATACGTTCATCATTTGGGGGGCAATGAAGGTGGGTGAACGGTATAATGGAAATCGTATATTGACGTGGTTTAAAAACCTTCCGTTTACGGTAGGAATGTATACGGCCGGTAATGCTAATGTGAGTGTGACCGCTGACAGCATTTCTTTACCAGCTATTACATTGTCTGAAAGAAAGGTGTATAATATTACTTTGAATGGAATTGATGCAAACAATGAGGTCGTATTGAAATTGCCGGGAACGAGTGTGGGGGCAAACGTGTTCGACAATACATTTGATTTTACTTTTCATGCATTGACGAATATGGCTGTAAACGTGAGGCTTTTAGTTGATGAATGCACGGATGGAATTTATTTACGTTGGATAAATCGTCATGGCTTTTATTGCTATTGGTTGTTTAAACGTGGTGATGAGAGTAAACAAATTGCCAATGATGGTGAATTTATTCGTAATAATATGCAAGACTATAACTATGTTAATGGCTATCATGGAGGTTCAGGACGTAAGCAGAGAAAAACAGAAGAGAATACATTGTTGGTGTGTGCTCCTTTAGTGGACTCTGAAACGTTTGACTTCTTGTTTCAACTCGCGTTGTCACCCATCGTTGATATGTATGCAGGTAAAAATGTGAATGGAGTTGATAGCTGGAAGGCGGTGAATGTATCTGTTGGTAACTTCAATAAGACAAGAGCCGTATTGCAGGATTTCGTAGCAACAATCATATTACCAGAAACAAGAGTACAAAGCTTATGAGAAATGACATGCTATTTATTGATGGTAAGTTGGTAGACTTGGACGATAATACCAAGATTACACTTAATTTCAAGAGCAATATTTTTACAGACTTGAGTAAAATTGTGAGCAATAATAGTTATACAATCAAATTACCTAAGACAATAAGGAATCAACGTATCATATCGCATGCTGAGCTTCCATCTGCAGACTCCGGTTATCCTCGGAAATATCATGATGCAAGATATTTTCGTAATGGGGTAGAGGTTATTCCAACTGCTAAGGCTGTACTTATATCTATATCTGATAAGATTGAGATTGCCATGACGTGGGGAAATATAACAGCACTATCATCAATGCTTGAAAGTGGAAAAAGCCTGAGAGATATGGATGCTGGTGAATATGTGGGAGGTATATATTATCCGAAATATATTGAATGGAAAGATTGGGGAGAAAATGATCGTGTATATCCAAAGGTTGACTATGGTTTCAGAAATGGAGATTCAATGGTGTGGTATCATCCTGTTCAGTCTGTAAAACAAATCATGGAATACATAGAAGAGGATAACGGCATATCTTTTATTTTTCCAAAAGACAAAGAGGCTTTATTGGAAAACATGTTTGTTCCATTATTGGAAAAAAATCCAAGCGAAGAGTATGCAGAAATCGAAGCTATAACCATTGATTTAAAGGGCGTTGCAGAGGATAGGGCTGGCAAGACAAACATATACTTCAACGATATGGGAAATGTTGGTTCGTTTTATGGAAACCTTGCAGTAATAGGAAACGGAGTGAGTGGAGGATATTACAATGGCTATAGGTCTAAAGTCATAAATGCTGTACCTAAGATATCGGGTAATTTTAAAGTTAAAGTAAATACAAATGTGGCTCCATTATCTGCTACATTGGAAGTTTATAATTACAACTTCAATGAAGTCGGTAGCGAACTGGATACAAGTACTGTACTTACAATTCCATTACTGAATGTAAATTTTATAAGTGACGGTGTATATGAGGTCTTGTTTCAATTTGAGAATAGGCAAACAGAGATGCTTTCTACTCTACATTCTTCTATTCCTCATCTGAAATTTGCTTTGCAGAATATAGGCAAGCCATCTGATGTCGTTTCTATTAGCGGCACGTTGAAGATAACGAATATAGAGCAAGAAATATTATTGGGTGGTAGATATTGGATAATACCTAATCTGCCAGATATAAAGCAGTCTGATTTTATTAAAGCTATATCGGCAATCATAGGTACTTTCCCTTTGTTCACAGAAAGTAACGGCCTTGTGTTTGTATCATTTGATACAATTATGTCTAATAAGGCGAAAGCGTTGGATTGGACCCGTAGGCTGGTTGCTACATATAAAGATAATAAACCTAATGCGATTGCCTATTCTCTTGATGATTTTTCTCAAAAGAATTTTTATAGATGGAAGGAGGATGATACGGTAGTGGGGAAATATGATGGGTATTTGTTTGTAGAAAACGAAACGATAGAAAGTGAAAGAGATGTTGTTGAATTGCCGTTTGCTGCTAGTGACCAATTCTCGGATGTAGCCAAGATACCAATATATTCATATGATGAGGAAGGTAATTTGGAATACAATTCAGTTGAGCCAAGATTATTGGCTTATAATGGTGTGAAAGGGGTATTTACTGGTCTTGATTGGAATACACTCCTTTCTATGTATTACCAAACATACCAATCTATCATACGAAGGCCTATTGTTATTACAGAAAAGATAGAAATAAATGATATTGAGTTGAGAGACTTAGATATGACTGTTCCAATTTATTTGGCCCAATATGGTAGATATTATGCCATTATTTCCATTAAGGCAGAAGATACGGGAATATGTGAATGTAAATTGTTACAATTGGAGGTGTAGTTATGGGAAATGCGGAAGAGAAAATATTAGAGATTAAAGTGAGGTATGATAAAGCCATTACTAAGATAGCTGAATACAGTACTGAACTTGATAAATTAAAAGCAAGGGAAAAGCAGTTGAAGGAGGATGTGAGTAAAGGGCGGATAGAGAGGGAAAAATACAACTTAATGATGGCAGAAACAAAGATAGCCGCCAAAGAATACACCGAATCCATCCGTGTACTGAATAAACAAATTCAAAATGAACGTAAAGAGCAGACAGAGATGGAAGGAAGCCTTGTTAGGTTGCGGGCTGAGCTTTCCAATCTTACCGCTGCTTATGACAGATTAAGTCGTGTAGAGCGTGAGGGGGGCGAAGGCAAAGAGCTGCAAGATAAGATAAATGCCATTACCGATGAACTGAAAGGTGCGGAAGAAGAAACGCAGCGCTTTTATCGGAATGTGGGTAATTATAAAGATGCGATACTTCAGGCTACAGAAGCCCAAGTACCTTTTGTTTCCATATTGCGCAGTGGCGTTAGCGTCTTGCGAGGTACAAAGGAATTTGTTGGTGGTTTGAAGGATGAATTGGTTAAAATAACAGTCCAGTACAAAGCAGGAACGGTCACTGCGAATATGTTCTCTGGTGCTCAAAAAGCAGCGGCTATAACAAGTAATTTGTTATCTGCAGCTTTAAAAGTGTTGAAACTTGCACTAATTTCCACTGGTATTGGGACTATTGTTGTTTTGTTGGGCTCATTGGTCGCATGGTTGGCTAAAACGCAAAAAGGTACTGAATTTCTTTCTAATGTAATGTCCTCTTTTGGGGCAATTATTGATGTGATTATAGACCGGATTGCAAAGTTTGGTGGAGCTATTGCTAAATTCTTCTCTGGTGATTTTTCTGGCGCAGCAAAGGATATGAAGGATAGTTTTTCCGGTATTGGAAAAGAAATTTCAAATGATGCGAAACAAGCGTGGGCACTGAATGATGCATTGCAACAGTTAGAGAAATCGGAAACAATGCTTAATATGAAGCGTGCGGCAAGTCGCTCTGAGATTGAAAGATTGAAGCTCATTGCGGATGATACTACAAAAAGCCTGAAAGAGCGTACTGATGCGGCTACAAAAGCATACGATATGGAAAATAAACTTCAGCAGGAAAGTATTGATATTGGCCGAAAGAAATTGGCAAATCTTCTTGGGCAAATAGAACTTACTGGTGAAGCTAATAAATTGCTTGATGATATGGCACAAGGTGCAATAACGGCTGATGAGGTTATTAGCCGATTGGGTATATCAGAAAGTACAGTGAAAGATTTAAAGGAATTCTCTCAAGTTTTTTCGGACGTAGCTCAAAAGGAAATGGAGAGCTATACCCGTAATAAGGAAACCCAGAATAAAATAAATGCGATGCGGAAAGAATCAGTAGATAAGGCTAAAGTTGTAAAAGAAAAAGAACTTTCAGAAATTCGTAAGGCTGAGGATGAAATGCTTAAGCTGGTTAAGGACAGTAGAGAGAAACAATCCATTGAGATAGAACGTCAGTTTTCTCGTCAAATAGAAGATTTGCGTGTTCGCTTGATTGAGGAACAAGACCTTACAACGAAAGCACGTGGAGCTATAAATAATCAGATTATTGCACTTGAACAGCAAAAAAATGATGCATTACAGCAATTATCGGAAGAACAACTGATGAAGGAGGTGGAGAACCGGCAGAAACTAATCTCTCTGCAACTTGAATCCGTAAAAGCTGGAAGTGAGCAGGAATACCAACTCAAAATACAGCAACTTGTTGTCCAACGTGACGTAGAACTTCGTCAGAAAGAGCTTACTGAACAGATGAAGCTTGCTGTCACGGAGAAGTACAATAAAGAGATTGATGATTTGTCCGTTCAACATGAGAATGATACAGCAAAGAAACAAGCTGATGCACTCAAACTTCGATTGGATAATGAATTGGCAGAAGCTAAATTGAATGGAGATAGTGAACTTGAGCTTCTTCGTATGCAGGAACAGCAGAAGCTTGAACTGAAAGACAGCTTGAGACGGATGGGAGAGGAGAGTGATGCCGAATTCCGGGCCAGGCAGCTTGCTGCAGACCAAGAATACTTGAATGCAAAGCAGGCGGTCATTGACAAGGAAGTGGAGATGCAGCAAAATAAAGGTGAATCCCTTTCTGTCTTGGCAGGGAATCTTTCTGATTTGTTGGAACAAGCGGCAGGAGATAACGAGAATATGGCTCAGTTGGCGAAAATACTGGCTATTGCGGAGGTTTCTATTGCGCAAGGGGTAGCCATTGCCAAAGCCGTAGAAACAGCTACCCGCTCATCTGCAACATGGATTGACATGCTTGCTGCGATAGGTACTGTAGTGGCATCTGTAACTACTGTTATGGGAAAGGCTATGAAATCGGTGAAAAGTGCTAAATTTGCACAAGGAGGTAAAGTTGAAGGGCCAGGTTCCGGTACAAGCGATTCCATACCTGCTATGTTGTCCAACGGTGAAAGTGTAATGACGGCTGCTGCAACCTCGATGTTTGCTCCGTTATTGTCGGCTTTCAATCAGATAGGAGGAGGTATTCCCATTAATGTAACAGCTTCTTCCAATCAGGCGTTAGGAGAGGACATGCTGGCCAAAGCTGTTGCAAAAGGTATGATGATGGCGCCTGCTCCGGTGGTTTCTGTGGAAGAGTTTACCTCTGTTGCTAATAGGGTTAAGTACGTTGAAAATCTTGGTAGTATATGAAAGCATATGAACTATTGATATTGAATAAGAGTCTTCTTCAAATGATGGGGGATGCTTCGCTTGATGTCGGGGATGTGAAATATATTCCCGTGTATCAAGAATATGTCCGTCTGTCAAAGGAGGGACATAAAAAGACTTATATCATGCAATATTTATCCGATGAGTATAATATTGCGGAAAGGACAATTTATCGGATAATAGATAAGTTCTCAAGTAAGGTGGATGTTTAGGGGGGGCGGAATTATTCCGCTCTTTTTTTGTTTTGAAAAAGTTGCTGACAAAGCGTGTCAGTGGAATAGACTTCTTATTTTCTTCAAGCCGTATCATGTTTTCTACCTTTGTTACAAACAATTATGTGATATGGCTAAATTATACATTAACAAGGACATTGTAGCTGATAAGGATAAAATGGAAAATTGGTATTTGACCGGTGACGAGGGGCTTTCGTTTCCGGATATCCAATACTTCCTTTCATGGCTTGACCCGGCTGACCCTAAAATTGACATTGAAATCCATTCGTGCGGCGGTGATACGGTTGAGGGGTATGCTATTTATGATGCATTACGTGCGTCGGGCAAGGAAATATCTTGTACCGTTGTTGGACGATGTGCTTCTATGGCTACCATCATTTTGCTTTCTGCTCCACTTGAACGCAGAAAAGCTTATCCTCATGCAAAGTTTCTCATCCACAAACCATATTTGGCAAGATATGATGATTTATTGGACCTTGAAACTATAGAATCCATCAAATCAAGTCTGGAAGCGGAAAAGGATAAGATGATGGCTGTATATGTTGAACGGACAGGAGTTGAATCGACCATTTTGGAGGTCCAGATGAACAAGGAGGCATGGTTTGGCGGTGAGGTTGCAAAACAACTTGGATTTATATCTGATGTTCTTATACCGACTACAGCAAAAGGAACTGATTATAAACTTAATAGTGAGAAAATGAACAAAGAGAAACAAGTAACGGTAAAGCAATCTATCATTGACAGACTGCTTGCGAAATGTGGCTACCAGAAGATAGAAGACATTCCGGTAGTATCTATGGAACTGACAGATGCCGAAGGTAATACACTGACGGTGGAACGTGAAGAAGGAGAACCGCAGGTGGGAGATGCGGCATCCCCCGATGGCGAGCATGTTATGCCCGATGGTAAGACTATCATTGTAACAGACGGAGTGATTACAGAAATCAAAGACCCGGAAGAAGCAAACGGTGACGAGGAGATTGAAGCTTTAAAGGCGCGCATTGAAGAACTTGAAGAGGAAAATGCGGCATTGAAAACCAATGCCCGTACAGTTGAGGACAATAAGATACTGAATGCTGTAAAGATGGCAGGAGGTGAGAATTGGCTAGCAAAACATTGTTCAACCTATAGAGTCTCTTTGCGTACCCAATCCTTCAAGAATACTGTTGAGACACAAGCAAGTGCAGAGGAGACACCTATTCAAAGAAAGTTGAGAGAGGAAAGGGAGAAGAGAACTAAAAAGTAAAGAAAGGAGAATTGAGTATGCCTATTTTAGATTTTTCAAAATTGACGCCAGACAATCAGGCGGTGAAGGATTTGAAAGACTTGATTGAACTGACAGTCTTTCAAAATGAGGATATGGAGCGTTTTATGACGTTCATGCCTAAAGTGACCAATGGCAAGAAAGTTGGCTTCATCGGTGAGATGGAGGATGTAGGTATCGCAGGTGCCGGATGTGACCCTGAATATCAAAAAGTGGCTATCGCTGCCGCCCAGAAAGTATGGGAAATTGGCGACTGGCAAGTTCCGTTGGAAATGTGCTATGAGGATTTGGAGAATACTATTGCAAAGTACTGCTTGAAGACCGGTACCAATATTGCGGACCTTACTTCTACTGAATATATGGATGGGATTGTCCTTCCAAAACTGACGGAAGCAATGATGAAAATGTTATGGCGCTTCACTTGGTTTGGAGACAAGGATGCCGCTAATATTGACGGTTCCGGTCAAATTACGGATGGATTGAATGTAGAATTGTTCAAGACATGTGACGGTTTCTTTAAACGCCTGTTTGCCATATGTGCAGAGAATTCCGGTCAGCATACCGTTATATCAGCCAACTCTGAAGCATCTTATGCTTTGCAGAAGTCCAAGATGAAAGAATTGGGGGCTGCTACATCTGTGTTTGACACGATGCTTGAAGATGCGGATAGCCGTATTTTCCAGAAGTCCGGACATGCAATTTTTGCTACAAAATCATTATGTGATTCTTTGTCACGTGATGTGAGGGAGAAATATAAGGTTATTATGCCTTGGACGGTCATTTTTGACGGCCTTGAAGTAGGAGAGTATGACGGCGTTACGGTCGTAAAATGTTCTATTTGGGATAGATTTATTCAAGCGTATCAGAACGATAAAACGAAACTGAACCTTCCTCACCGTGCGGTTCTATGTTCTCCGGACAATTTAATGTACGGTTGTGAAGGCGATAACCCGATATCTGACCTTGATATCTGGTTTGAAAGAAAACCCCGTAAGAATTATATCTATTCTACTGGTAAACTCGGTTCTATGATTGGCGAGGACAACTTGGTGCAAGTAGCATATTGACAAAAGGAGGTATTCTATGGGAGTATGTGATGATATTTTAAAGAAAGATATTGTTCCGTCGTGTGATGATCCAGTAGTACAAGGATTGGAGCAGGAAGGGGTAATAATGAATCGTGCGGATGTGGACTTTGCAGCCACAGTATTCAATTCTACAAAAAAGAATGTGATTGAAACGCTGGCTATGAAAACCGGGAAGAAGGCTTATAAGGTTGTTGTTCCTGGTAAAAATCCATTTACGGGTACAAAGACCTCATTAGTGGCTGGCACATATCGTAGTTCGTTTACCAATACTGTCGCGATTGTGATATTGGCAAACGACCCGGATGTATGCGCTGATGTTATTGACGGATTGGCTAACGGTACCTATGTTGTGGTGTTGGAGAATAAATATAAGGGTTTACAGAAAGAAGGAAACCCTGGTGATGCCGCTTTTCAGGTGTATGGTTACTACCAAGGGCTTACAGCTACAGCTATCGACAACGATAAGTATAGCGAGGATACTGAAGGTGGATGGGCTGTTACCTTGGAAGAGCAGAAAACGCCTAAATCTGCATTATTCTTGTTCAAGACGAGTTATGAAGCAACTAAGACTGCTGTCAACACTTTGACGGCTGAACCGGCAGCATAGGAGGGAATATGCTTGTCTTGGAGATGGTTGATAAGTTGAAGAGATTGGGGGATAAGGTCTCCCTTTCTTCTTCTGATAAATCAGACATTGAACTGATGTTTCATGAAGTTCTTGGTAGGACATTTACCAAGACCTCATGTGGTGATTGCTATCGTGACGCTGTGATTGAAATGTATTCGTACTTAAAAAGATATGGAAAAATGAAAGAAAAATCAAGTTATGCATTGAAAAATGGTGTATTGCTCCAAGTAGGCTTTGGAAGTAGTGAAATGTACACCAACAACAATCTTACTGACGAAGCGGCAGAAAGGTATCTTGCGGAAAATCCTAAAGGGATAGTCTTTTTTGCTTCAACGCCTTCCGATTGGGAGAAAAGGGTTGAAAGACGGATGAGTCCTGCTTTACCATTGGATGAAACTTTGGTTTCAGAATTGGTGAAAGCCTTTGAAGTGGAAGGTGCTACTTCTGAGTTTGTGAGAGATGCGTTCAAGACTTATAAACTGAACGGGAAGAAAGTTACAGCTAAAGTATTGGATGCTCATATTAAAGAGGCTCAATCTGTAGTTGACTCTAAGCAGACTATAGAAGCCGTAGAAACGGTGAAATAAAGAACAACCTCACGGAACGATGAATGTAAATGAATTAAAGAAGAAGAGTAATAGGCGTGTTGACACGGGCTATTTACGTAATCTTGGCATCCAAAGCTACGGTGATGATAATTTATATCCCCAACATCTAAGAAATATCATCGCTGCGAGTTCAACGGGTAGTGAATGTGCAGAACGTTATGCCAATTTCATAGAGGGAAATGGGTTTCGTGAGGTTGCTTTTTCTGAATATGTGGTTAACCGCCGTGGAGATACGGCAGATGACATCCATGCTTTCGTCTGCAAGGATGTTGCTGATTACGATGGGATGGCGATACATGTTAATTATAATATGTTCGCAGATATAGTGGAAGTACAGCACATCCCCTTTGAAAATTGCCGTTTGTTGGAGGAGGATGAATCCGGATATATCGCAAAAATCGCAGTTCATCCGGATTGGACAGGAAAGAAAACCCGTCAGGGAAAAGCCATAAAGGTAATACCAGAAAATGTAGAGTTTATAGATGTATTTAATCCACGTAAAGAGGTGGTCTATGCGCAAATTCGGGCTGCCGGAGGGATTGAAAACTATAAGGGGCAGATACTATGGATTAGCAACACAGGGAAATTCGTGTATCCTATCGGAAGAGCTGACCGTGTGATTACGGAAATGAGTACGGATGAGGGATTAGCCAATGTGAAGTATCGTAATGTGCGTTGTAACTTCATGCCTTCCGGGATGATAATTACAAAGAAAGGTGCTTCTTCGGTACGTTTTGATGAAAACGGAAATCCTATAAAAGAGGATAGGACTAATGAAGATACTGGTTTTTCTGATACTATCGTGCAATTACAAGGAGACACCAATGCGACAAAGGTCTTAGAGGTAACCTTGGAATCTGATGAAGAAAAACCGGAGTTTGTGGATATTAGTCCTAAAAATTATGATAAGGAGTTTACCGTTACTGATGCCAGTGTGGTTGAACGTATTTATTCGGCTTTCGGGCAGGAGCCTTGGTATTGTATCCGGATTGGTAAGGTCGGTTTTTCTGGGGATATATTGGAAGATGCTTTTGAATACTATAACTCTATTGTGTCAAAGCAACAACGCATGATTGAACGGGCTTTTCAGAAAATTTTTGCGCATTGGTATGAACCTCTCAATCCTTCCAATGACTTTAGTGTACAACCTCTTAAATATATAAGAAATGCTGCGATGTCTAATAACAACAGATGAGGTCTATAAGTTGGCTCGTACGATGTCAATACACATCGATACGGAAAAGATAGAGGCATATATTCGGGAGTCGGAGAACATTGATTTGAAGTCAGCTTTGGGTGATGCTTTATTCTTAGATGTGAAAGAACATCCGGAAAATTATAGTGAGTTGCTTAATGGTAGTTCTTATACCATAGAATGTGGAGGAAAACGTTCCTTTGTAGGGCTGAAAACGACATTGGCATATTATACCTATGCTCGTATCGTGAAAAATGGAGATGGAAATGTCACCCGTTTTGGATTTGTCAATAAAGATAACGAATATTCATCGCGTTCTGATTTTAAGGAGAAACTTATGGCTTATAATGATGCTTTCTCTGTTGCTGATAGGTATATGAAAGAATGTGTTCGGTATTTGAATGATAACAAAAAAGACTTTCCGCTGTATAGGGGAAGTGGAGGGATTAATGCTAATCGTGTAACTTTTAGAGTACTTGGTGAATAATGCCTGATACACTTGACATATTAAGGAAACTTGCTCTACAGATAAGGAACGCCTCTTCTGAGGGAGAGAATACCGCAGAGAGGGTTGGACGCACGCTGGTCGGAATCTTGAATCTGTTATCCAAATACTCCCCTGAAGAATTGGAGAAGATTTTTCTGAGGAAAGATCGAGCTGACGGCACAAATTTTCTGTTGAAGTTCGGCGAGTTTATCGACTCGATGGTCGCGGGCAAGGGTGCCGGAATATTCCCTGACGGCCGTATGCAGCTGTCCCGCCTCGAGGTCCGCGACAGCCTTACCGTCCTTGAGCTTATCTTCAACCGTCTCTCCGCCATGGAGAGCGACTATTCCTTCTCCGAGTCTGGTACCATCGAAAGTGTATCGCAGCTTGAAGACGGCACATACAGCCTGAAGATGAAGAAACGGTGGGATAACGACTTTACTGCACTGGCAGAAAACGATGTTGTATATGGTGTTGTCAATGACCTTGCATCAGGTGGCGGCAAGTATTATACCTCCTGGCTACGTGTCTTGCATGTTGACATCTCAGCCAATACGATCAACGCTGTGATGTACCCTGATAGCGAGGTGCCGGGTGGCAAGAATTATCCTCCTGAGCCGTTGATGATATTATCACACCGTGGCAACCCGGTTGATACTGAACGGCAGGGTTATTGGTATCTGTCATCCCGTGAGCATTGTATCTGCATGCTTAACGGGGTCACAAAACCCGTCCTTGAGGAAAGCAACTATTCGGTGATCGTCGGCAGGCTGAAGCATCTGTCTCTGTTCGACAACCTGCCCATCAACTACCTGCACTCTTATATCTACGTCCGGGGATTGGTAGCGCAGGACATCCACCGCATCGACTTCCAAGGCGTATTGCCCCGCATCGCCAACGACCGCGGAGAGTGGAACATGGAGACCGCCACCGGAGCAGAACCCTACCAAGCCGACCGCGAGGCACAGACCGAGACCGTACGTGTGATGATGTACGATACCGTGTGGCACTACGGATGCAAGTGGATGTGTCTTGTTTCCGGCACTACCGACGAACCGAAGTACGGAGCAGCGGGCTGGGCAATGGTCGAGGGCAATCCGGATTTCAGCATCGATATAGAAAGCTCCAATGGCTGGTACTTCGATGCGGAGCGTTTTGCGACCACCCTCACCATTACCGGTGAGCTGTACAA